TGGACCCCTTCGAGTTGGAGCCCTGCGCGTAGGTGATCGTGACCGCGCCGGCGACCTCCCGGAGGAGGCTGCTGGCCGCCCCCATGAGGTCACCGGCGGTGCTCACGCGGCCACCTCGGTGATCGTCGGCCGCTCGCCCCGGTAGGTCAGGGCGTAGGGAAGCTCGACGTCCACGGCGTTCTCCGCCGACAGCTTGACGACGATGCGGGCCTGCTCCTGCGGACCGACGGTCCCCAGGACGAGGCGCTGCGCCGCCGCCGCGCTGTTGGTGCCGCTGACGGCCGTGCTCTGGCTGGCCAGGTCGGTCCGCCAGTTCGTGCCGTCCACCTTGCGCTGGACGGCGAACGTGATCGTCTGGCTGGTGTGCCCGGCCGCGAAGCCGGTGGTCGCCTTGGCCAGGTCGAACACGATCTCGACGTCCGTGAGCACCTCGCCCGTGGGCGGGGCGATGGTGAGCAGGGCCTGGTAGCTGGTGTAGTCCGCGGCGGAGACGTCGATGTCCGTCTCGCCGCGGGCCACGTCCAGCTTGACCTCCGACTTCGCCCGGTAGTTCTGCGTCGTGACCGCCATGGCTTAGTCGTCCTTCGGCGACGACGTGGCGGCCAGGCACTGGACCACGTAGACGTAGTCCTGCGCGCCGACCTCGACGTCCCACGCGACGCGCGCCTCGAAGGCCACGCGGTTGCGGAGGAACGTGACCAGGTCACCCATCGCGGTGACCGTCTCCATCCGGATCTTCCACTTGCGGCGGAACTGCTTCTTGAACGCGCCCAGGTACCACGCGGTGGTGCTGCGGCGGTCCAGGAAGCTCGTCGTCCGGAGGGTCGGCCGGTTGCGCCCGCGGGGGCCCCAGTCGTTCACCTCGTTCTCGACGCCCGGCTCGAGCTCGCTGTTGAGGATCTTCGAGGCCGTGGACGCCAGGGCGTCCGGGGCCAGGAGGATCATCTGCGAGACCGGCATGGCGATCGGCATGCCCCGGCTGTTGATGTTCAGCGCCAGCAGGGCCCGGGCCGCCTCGAGGGAGGCCGTGGAGACCAGCGGCCGGTTCGTCAGGCGCGTGCCCGAGGGCGTGCGCGTGCCGGGGCTGTTGGCCGTGGTCGTGTACAGCTGCGTGCCGACCTTGTTGACGCGGAGGGCGTAGGGCTCGCCCGCGCTCGAGGCCGACCCGTCGTAGTCCGTGACGCGGTCCAGGGTCAGTTCCTCGACCTGCTCCGCCGGGATCTCGCCCATGGCGTTGAGCCGGTCCAGGAGGCCCTCCGTGTCGTTCTCCTCGATCATCTCCTGGGTGATCTCCATGCGCAGGCCCTTCCGGTTCGACCCGATGTCGAACCGCTCCTGGCTGGCGCCGACGAGCGGGAACGGCTGGTTCTCGCCCGTCTCGAGGCCACCGTGGACGTGCGACAGGACGCCGCCCACCTGGACCCACTTCTTGTTCGACTCCATGTCGGTGACGAGGTCCTGCCCGATCGTGGGCACGGCCTCGTACGCCTCGTTGATGGCGCTGACCGAGAGGCCGCCCGCGAACAGCGGGAAGGCGCTCGTCATGATCGTGCGCTCCTGGCCCAGCACGTCCACGCGGCCCTCGACCTGGATGTCGGCCAGGGCGTTGAACAGGTCCCGCAGGCTGTGCTTCGCGAGCACCGACTGCCAGGTGACCTTGCCCGACCGCACCACCTGGTCCAGCACCTGGCTGGCGTCCTTGGGGTCGGCCTGGAGGCGGGTGCGCAGGTCGCCCAGGGCGAGGGCGCCCTGGTGCCCGCTGCGGATGTCGAAGGCGATCTTCGGCTTCTTCATGTTGGCTGCTCCTCCCAGCTACTTCTGGATCGCGGCGTAGTAGCTGGTCGCCGCGCGGATGGTCATGCGGACACGGGTCTTGAACTTGACGGTCGTCCCCGCGTCCGGCGAGGCGTCGTCGCTGGCGAAGCCCTGGGCCGGCAGCACGTCGAAGTCGACGGTGTGCCCCAGGATGTTGGTCCCGGCGGTGTCGGTGACGGTCTCGCTGTTGGACCAGTAGAGGGCCGTCCCGGGGGCGAGGTCGTCGCTGGCGTCCAGCGCGAACTCGAACACGTCCCCCGGCCGCGGGATGATGATGTCGTAGTAGCCGGCGAGGTCACCCGACTTCAGCTGGCAGGCGGCGATCGCCACGTTGGCCGACATGGCGAAGTCGGAGTCCATCGGGACCCACTCCGTGTTGGTGCTCCCGGTCAGCTCGAGCAGCTCGCCCATCTTGATGGGCACCGAGGCGCCCGCGGCGAACTTGCCCTTGCCCACGAGGGGCCCGGTGATGTGCGGCCCGTACAGGTTCTTGACGAACCGGACCTGGTTGCTGGCCATGCGCTAGCCCTCCATGCCGAACAGGTTGATCGCGCCGGCCACCGTGTCCGCCACGCTGCGGGCCTTGGCCTCCGCGGAGGTCGTCTGCTGGACCGGGGCCTCGGGGGTCCCGACCGGCTTGCTGCGGGCCGCCTTGGCCTCGAGGAGCCGCTTGCGCGCGCCCTCGAGGTCCAGGCCCTCGAGGATCGCGGCCTCGGCCACGTCCTCGAGCCCGCGCGGGGTGATCGCCATCACCTGGCGACGGCGGGCCTCGAGGACCTGCGCCTGGCGCTCCTCGGGGTGGTCCGCCTTGGCGGGGGCGGGGGAGGCCACCTGGGCCGCGGGCGGGGCGCCCGCGGGGGCCGCGGGGGTCTCCGACCGCGCGCCCTCCATCACGTCGGCCAGCTTCACGCTCGCCTCCTTCTTCTCAGGGTTGGACAGGGCGTCGTAGAACGACCGCCGCAGGGCGTCCTCGTCCGCCGGGACGGGGACCATGGACAGTTCGAGCAGTTCCCACTCCCGGACGATGACGGCGGGCCCGGCGACCATGCTGTCGCCCTCCCCGTCCCGCTCACCCTCCCGGAGCATCTTCGTCTTGTTGCGGTTCGGCATGAAGCCGATCGAGACGGCGCGGAGGAACCCGCCCTTGACCAGGCGCCACACGTTCTCCGCGCGCGGGGTGTCCGCGAACGTCACGTCGGCCAGGAGGCGGCGGCCGTCCTTGTCCACGCTGACGCTGGCGCGCCCCACGATCGCGTCGGTCTCGTAGCGGTTGTGGGTGTCCAGGACGACCGGGTTCTTCCTGAAGCGGCCCAGGCGGGCCCCGGTCATGCGGAGCACCTCCGGCCCGGCGTAGGTCATCACGCCGTTCTCGGTGCTGGCCACGAAGGAGGCGGTGCGCTTCTCCTCGTCCAGCGCCCGGACCTCACAGTCGAGCGAGGTGTGCAGCCAGGCCGGCTCGTTCTTCGTGCTCACGCGGCCACCTTCATGGGCTCGCCCTCCGCCGCGTCCTCCGCGTCGTCCGCGGGCGCGGCCTCGTCCTCGCCATGGGCCGCGGGCGCCTCGAGCCCCATGCGGGCCCGCTCCTCGGCCTCGAACTTCTCCGCGGCCAGCCGCTGGCGGACGACGTCCTGCCAGTCACGGCCCAGCCGGGCGCACTCGATCTGGAGAGTGGTGAGGCCCAGGGCCAGCATCTTCTCGACGGCCGCGGTCTCCGCCTGCGGGTCGACCCACTGCTCCTCGTCCCCGATCCACTCGACGGCGCTGGTGTCCTCGATCTGGACCCCGGCCTCGACAAGCTCGGGCTCGCCGCGCAGGAGGGCGTCCTGCTGGACCTGCTCCCACTCCCAGGTAAGGGCCTCGGCCAGCGACGCGCGCTGGCCGCGCATGGTCTGCTTGTCCTCGATCTTGATCGTCCGCGCGCCGCTGTAGTTGACCCCGGCCCAGGCGCGGAGGACGGCCTGCGGGGAGAGGCCCACGCTGGCGCCCGCGCGCTGCGCGAGGAAGAACACGAACCGCTCGAGTTCGGGGGCCCCCACGGTGGGGTTGACGACCTCGACCTTCTCCCCCGGGAATAGGCGGAAGATGCCGCCCGGGGTCAGGGTCTGGTCCAGCTGGTAGCCGTAGTCCTCCGCCGTCAGCTGCAGCAGGTCGGTCGCGGCCTCCCCGCTGGTGATGAACAGCGAGAGGCAGGCGGCGACCTGGGTGCGCTTGAGGGAGGCCAGGACCAGGAGGTCGAGGTCGTGGAGGTCCTGGAGGCACGCGTGGAACACCAGGACGCCGCGCGACTGGCCCGGGCGCGTGACCGCGTGGCGCAGGAAGAAGCAGCCGTCGACCGGCACGCGGTCGAACATGGCGGTCGTCAGCGCGCTCGAGACCGGCTTGGACTGGCCGCCCAGGACGCTCGAGTGCAGCGAGGTGTCCCCCGGGTGAACGCGGCACACCCAGTACGCGACCGGGACCCCGGCGCCGTCCCGCTCGACCCCGTTGACGATCCTGCCGCGGGGGTCCGCGGGGCGCGCGTCGGTGGGGGTGTCGATCCGGTCCGCCTCGATGACCTCGACCCACACCGGGAGGCCGGGGCCGCTGGTGACCGCGCGCAGGAGGACGTCGCCGTCTACCAGCGCCCGCTCGAGGACCATGCCCTGGTGGAGCGCGTGCGAGAGGCCGTTGGCCCGGTCCAGGCGATCGCAGTGGCGGGCCCACACCGTCTCGAGGGCGGTGTTCTTCGCCTCGGCGCGGGCGGGGTCGGTGTCCTTGGTGCGCGCCTGCGGGCGGAGGCCGGTGCCCACCGCGCCGCGCCTGAACGTCCCGACGATCCCCGCGCCCACCGAGTCGTCGCGGGTCAGGGCGCGCGCGCGGGCGCGCATGGTGCGGACGGAGCCGCTGACCTCCGACTCGCCGGAGCGGTCGGAGGCGTGGAGCCAGGGGGTCGCGTTCTTGCCCGTCGCGGCGGCCTTGTAGCCGCGCAGGCGGGCGGCGAGGTGGAAGGCCTCGGCGTAGTCCCGGTCACGCTCCATCCGCCTGTGGTGGGCGCGGATCGCCGCGCGCCGCGGGGCCACCAGGCGCACCACGGCGTCGCTGGCCCGCTCGAGCCAGGTGGCCTCAGAAGCCATGCGAGACCCTGGTGGCGATGATCCTGCGCGGGTCGGAGGAGGCGGCCGCGTCCTCGGCGTCCTCGATCAGCGCGGCGAAGCTCTCCAGCGCCTGGTCGAACTTGGCCGTCCCGCCGTCGATGACGACCTCCGCCGGGAGGCCGGCGCGGACGGCCCGGCACCTGACGAGCTTGATCCGCGCCCCCGCCCAGTCACCGGCCTCGCAGGCCGTGATGAGGGCGTTGAGTTCGGTCTGCAGGCCGGCCAGGCTGTAGGTCGGGTCCGCCATGGCCCGGAGTCTCGCCGCGGCGCTGGCATAACCCAAGGCCGCGCCTGTGGATCTATCAATCCGCGGCCGCTGCTACATTTCTGCTGGATCCGCCTGCCCCCTCCTGCTATCTTGAGGTGGTCAGCGCATGAGGCGCTGCAAGCAAGTAGGCAACGTGGTGCGTGACGAGGCGATCAACCTGGCGATCGGAGGGGCAGAGTGAGTAGCACGGACGAGCGGCGCCGCAGGGCGCAGAGGGCGGCGGCCATCGACCCGACGGACACGCTGGCGGTCGCGAGGGCTGAGAGCGAGGCCGCCCACGCCGGCGGCACCGACGCCGACTGGCTCCGCAGCCTGGTCGGAAAGTGGGCCTTCGTCGAGGGCGCTCGCATGAACTACCGCGGATACGTTAAGGCGATCCTCGTCGGGGCGACGGGCGCACCGACCGGGATCCTGTTCGCCAGCACCCGCCGCGTTACCCACTTCACGTCGGCTGGCGGGCCGCAGCACGAGGAGCCGATGGGCGACTGGCTACTG